CTGTAATCCAGGTGGCCCATCACACCATTATATTAAAAGACTTTTCATTGACAAAATATATGAAGGCCCTGAAAACCCTAGTGAATATACCTTTATACCAGCGTCAGTATTCGACAATGAAATACTTATGCAAAATGACCCAACGTATATAACAGTATTAGACAACCTTCCAGAAGAATTAAGAAAGGCACATAGGGATGGGGATTGGGACGCTTTATCTGGGCAATATTTCCGAGAATTTAGAAGAAACACACATGTTCTGGAACCTTTTGACATTCCAGAAGGTTGGACACGATATGTCACATTAGATTATGGTCTTGATATGTGCGCTGCATATTGGGTTGCTGTAGACTATGAGGGCTATTGTTATATTTATAGGGAGCTTTATGAAAAAGATTTAATAGTGTCTGATGCTGCTGCCAAAATAAGAGAATTATCCAAAGGTGAAAATATAAAATATTTTTATATGCCGCCAGACCTTAGAGCTAGAAAACAAGATACTGGTAAATCAGGCTTGCAATTATTTGCAGAAAATGGTATAATAGGTATAATAACAACAAATGATCGTGAGGCAGGATGGTTATGCCTAAAGGAACTTCTTAAGCCTTGGGGTTCTCAACAAGTTCCAAGATTAAGAATACTAAGCAATTGTACAAATATAATAAAGACACTTCCAATGGTTCAACGTGATAGCAAAAATCCAAATGATATCGCAAAAGAACCACATGATTTAACTCATGGCCCTGATTCAATCAGGTATTTTGCTAGTACCTGGATTAAAAAATCGGAACATGAAGTTGACCTATCATTAACAGGAACTTATTACATAGGGGAATTGTTAATGAAGGGCTATTCTAAAAGTGCTATTCGTCAAATGGTGAATAGCGGGAAAATTAATGTAATTGGTTAATAAGACTTAAAGGAGAGTTCTTATGAAACCAAATATCTTATTTCTAGACATGCCTATAGAACATGTCAAAAATGACTTTCTTAAACTATGCAATGAGACAGAATGGTACAGTGAAGCAGACATTATATATACCCATATGACTAAACTTGAAATAGTTAGCCCACGACTAAAGCTAGTAATATGCCCATGCACAGGAATATCCCATCTAGGCAATTTACCTTGCCATATCAAAATAATTTTCCTTGATGACAAAAAGTTTTTATACAATTTTGTACACTCAACTGCTGAGTATACAATTTTTTCTATGCTTAAAATGATTAGAAAGGATAAACAAGAACTATACCATATGCGTGTAGGGCTTATTGGTGGTGCTGGTCGTATAGGTCAACAGGTATGTGATAAGCTTTATGGTCTTACAAAATATCCCCCTTTAATTTATGACATAGTGGAATTGGAACAACTTGATAATGTCAAGTGTATACAGGTTGCTACAATGAAAGACCTTATTTCCCAATCGGACATTATAAGCATCCACCTTCCAGAAAACATGTGGACATATAATATTATTGATGAAGAGGCCATATCAGACATGATAGTATCAGGTGTCCAGTACTTAATAAATTCTTCAAGAAGTGCAGTATTGTCCCCGTCGGCCATGATGAAACATGCCCACAAGTTTAGAGGGGTAACTCTAGATGTTGTTGAGAGTTATACTAATGAAGAACAGATTGAATTATGGCGAAACAGTAATGTATCTTTAACCCACCATACCGCTGGTTCAATGAAACCTTCCAGAATACAAACAGATATTTATGTATTTAATCGGTTTAAAGAATGGTTATCCTCCCAACCAAAGGAAGAAACAGTAACCATTTCTTTTAATGGTGTAGAATATGGGGACATATCTGAATCTAAACTTGAAAAATTTTTAGATGATATTAAAAGAGAAATTAAAAAAGGTGGTGTTTAATATGCCAGAAGAAAATAAATACATGGCCCTAGCAATATTTAGAAGAGATGACTATAACTGTACTGAAAGATTCCAAGAGATTGTAAATGATTTTTTGCAAAATTTACAAAAGGATAAAACCCCACATCAACTGACTGTAATTGACTCAGGAATATATATTCTTTATGAAAAAGTGATAGATGGTGGTGATTACCAATGACCCAGATTATACTCGATGCCTGCAACAACCATCTTGGAAATGATGACATAATTGTTGCTATGATAAAAGAGGCAAAGAGACTGGGCGCGGATTATATAAAGTTTCAATTATTTGCCTCTGATGAATTAAGTATGTTGTATCCAAACTATGATGAATACAAGGCTCAATTAAAAAAATGCCAAATAACAGAGAGTAAATTGAAACTTATTCTCGATAACACATTAAAATCTAAAATAAAGCCAATGTTTACGATATTTTCTCAAAGTCGTATACCATTTTTGAAAAAACATATAGGGGATAATATGGAATATGCTGTCAAAATTGCTTCATGTGATATGATGAGTGTTTCTCTTATCAAAAATGTTTTAGATATGTTCCAAAATGCCCCTGTATACATCTCATGTGGGATGCATAGTAAGCACGAAATAAAAAGGATAAGAGAGATATTTACTAATGGTTATATACATTGGTTATACTGCATATCTATGTATCCCACCCCTCCACAATATATAGATTTTGAGGAAATGGAATTATTCAATGGGTTTTCAGATCATACCAAAGATATAAACTCTGCAATGAAAGCACTTGCAATAGGAACTGATTGTATAGAGATGCACTTTACATTAGGAAGATCATTACCATGTAAAGACTCTATAGTTTCCAAAATACCAAGTGAAATAGAACAGGTTATTAATTTTAGAAACTATTTAGACTCTATAAATAAATATAAATATAGATATGTATAGAAAGGACGATGGCCAATGGAAAATAAAGAAATAGTGGCTCCAACATCCCCATGTATCAAGCCACTAAATCTAACAGATGTGAAACACAATAGAAGCGTATGTATAATTGGATTTGCCCCTTCATGGAACCAGGCCCCGTATGGCAACGAGGGAGTCGATTTTTGGGGCCTAAACGAATTATACATTTATTTAAAGCAGTACAAAATTAATCAAAAATTTTCTGCCTGGTTCGAAATACATAATATCAAAAATTCTCCAAGTAAGCAATCCCCAAAACACCAGGAATTTCTTAAAAATTGCAAAATACCTCTCATAACCCAGCAACATTGGGATGATTACCCAACTTCTCTAGCATATCCAAGAGATGAAGTAAAAGAAATGGTTAATGGGCATTTCATTATTGATGAAACCCATGCAGGCTTTTCAGACTATTCAAATCAAATTTCCTGGATGATAGCACTAGCAATATACCTGGGATACAAGGAAATAAGTGTATATGGTGTAGATATGGCCCAGACATCAGAATATGCGTTCCAGAGAGCATCATGCCAATTTTTTATTGGGCTTGCTGCTGGTAAAGGCATCAAGTTAAAAATTCCTAATACATCTGAACTCTTGAAAGCTGGGGCAGACTACGGATTCCAGACAGACAATAAGAACCGTTTTAATGCTAAAAAAAGGATAGAGGGTCATAATAATGCATTAGGCCAAGTTCGTATGAGGCAAGCTGAAATTAAATATTATCATGACAAATTAGACAAAGAGGGCCTAAAGAAAAAAATAGTCTTAGAGGCACAAATAAAAGAATTAGAAACTGAGATCATAAGGCTAACTGCTGGTAATGAGTCTAACAAAAGTGTCTTAGAGTTTTTATCCACAATGCCTCAAAGTTCGCATGAAGTCTTTGCAAAAAGAGATGAAGTCCTAAATAAAACAAAGCAACTTATTGAATTAAATAATAAAGATATAGAGACTCTAAACAAAAATATTTCCGGGTTAAAAAAGAAAATGGACAATGTTGAAAAAGATGTCTCTATAAATCATACCCTTTTAGATGAAGAGTATGAAGCGAATAAAAATGGGTCACATGAGTTAAAAGGTCATATTAAAGCCCATGAACATAATCTAAATAATAACTTAGTATAAGGAGATTCAAAATGTTTGTTTATAAGATTATTGATAAAGATGGCAATTTTGTAAAGACATATAGCAATAGGAAAATATGGTCTAAACTTGGTTGGCTAAACCATGCATATACTGCAAATAGATACAAAGATTGCACTATAGTTGAATATGAACTAGTTGAAACTGGTAATAAGAAGTCTGTTACAGATTATAGAAGGGATGGTATCTTATGAACCTTAAAAGAGTCCTTATATGGGTTGGGAGTAGAGCAAATTATGGAAGGTTAAAGAAACTAATAGACATATTGGAGGCCGAATATAGTGTACACCTTATTTTAGGTGACTATGTACTTCCAAATAATAGCAAATTTGGGCAAAATGTAAAAATTATAGGCAAAGTTCCAAATTTACTATATTCAGACATTAGGGCTAATATGGCAAGGTCTATATCACTTGTTACTCAGGCGATAACAACGATTATTGAGGCGCAAGAACCTTATGATCTTTCAATTGTACATGCCGATAGATTTGAGAACCTAGGGTTCGCAATTGCATGTAGTTGTTGTGGTATCCCGATACTCCATACAGAAGGTGGCGAAACATCGGGGCAAATTGATAATAAGATAAGAAATGCAATTACTTCTTTATCCGAATATCATTGCACGCCAACAGAGCTATCGGCAAATAGACTTCTTGTAAATGGTTATAATGCCTACAATACAGGTAGTCCAGCTATAGACTATATAAAAGATATTGTTGATAAATTTGGGCCTATAAGAGCTGGAAAGTTTGCATTATGTCTATTTAATCCATCTGATAATGATATATTTGAGGAATTTACCGATGCAATAGACAATATTGCAAAAAGAATAAAAGTCTATTGGGTTAATCCTGCAAATGACCCAGGGTGGAGAGAACTTACAAAAACTATGCATAATATACAAAATATTCTACAGTTATCTAAACTAAGCCCAAATGTCTATTATTCATTTTTAAGAAGATGCAGGTTCCTAATTGGCAATACTTCATCAGGAATAAAAGAGGCATCATATGTTGGAGTTCCCTACCTCATGGTCGGAACTCGGCAGTTAGGTCG